CCTCGATCCCCCAATGGAGGAACCGCTCGCCCCCGCTACCCTGCCAGCTTGAGCCGGAGCACGATCTCCTTCTTCACCGACTCTTCGACGTGCCGCATCGTGCTTTCATGCACGCCGGCTTCTCGGGCCAGCTGCGAGATCGAAGAAAACGCCTCGGAGGCGTCGGCCCCGGTCAGGAACTCACGCAGACGATAGAGGAGCAGGCGTCCCATGAGGAGTAGGAGTCCCGAGTCGGAACAGACCTGTGCTCATACCCCCCCTACCCCCCATGCAGCGGCACGGGGTGGGATGTAGGGAGGTGGGCCCGAGATTGCTTACTTTGGTATTACCGCGGCAATCAGCATCCAGGAGGCAGGTGACGCATCACCTGTCGGCTTTCGGCCATTTTTCCTGGCGCCCCTACGCGGTTTCAGGGGGTTCGCAGCCTGAGCGGGGCTCCCCCATGCGTGATTCGGAGACTTACGGCTCCCCGAAAAAGAAGACCGGAGCACTTGCGCAATCGAGGTGACTGCTCTAGGGTGGCTCTTGGTACCGCTCATTACAGCCAGATGACTAGCATCTGTCATAGGGCGCGGTCAAGAGAGATTGGGAAATCGGATGGCCGGGGCTCTGACGGGCTCCGGCCATTTTCCTAGTGCGGCTGCCAGTCACGGGCCCAGGAGAAGTCCCCTGGGGGGTCTGACATCCAGGTGGGCGGCTTCCAGGGCTCGTAGGCTCCGGCGTTCGATGCGTTCCCGGGGTACTTGCCGAGGGGCTGGGCGCCTTGCTGCTTCGCGCTTTTCTCTCCCAGGGAGTCCCAGGCTCTCTCGAGAGCCATCAGGGACTTGGCGCTGTCGGAGCGCCAGGCCTGGTCCAGGAGCTTCTTGGCTCGAGCCTCGAAGCGCTCTCGCTTGTCCTCGCAGAGGATGAGTAGCCGGCCGGCGCAGCCGCGAATGTGGGGCTTTCCTGGGTCTGCCCTGATGCCCCTGGCCCGAGAGAGGCTGTTCCAGAGCTCGATCAGAGCCAGCTTCTTCCTGGTGGCCTCGGACATGCTTCTTCCAACGGCCGAGAAACTACCCAGGGAAGGCCTCTTGCGCAATCCCGCCTCCTGTGCTCTCTTCTCCGGCCTATGACGAACGAAGCTGCGCCAACGGAAAAGCCCAAGAAGCACCGCCGAACGACCGAGGAACACAAGCTCTACCTCCAGGCCAAGATCAAGGCTCTGGAGGTGAAGCAGGAGCAAGCCATCAAGGCCGCCCTGGAGTGCTCTGCCGTTGAGGTAGGCAAGCTGGCTGTTCTCAGGCCGGGGGACAAGAACATCTCCACGGCGGCCCAACTCCTCACGGCCTCGGCAGCCGCCATCAAGACGATCCTGACGACATGAAAGCTCTCAAGTGGACGAGTAGCTGCGAGAAGCGCTACCGCGAGGCCATCGACATCCTGGACATTCCTGGCTCATTCTGCCGTTGCGTGCAGGCGGATATCGAGATGTACGAGGCTGTCCATCCTGGAGACAGGACGGAATTCAAGGCGGTGGCGTTCAACCGCCCCGTGCTCGAGAAACTCCAGCAGAACAAGTGGCTCACTACCAAGCTGGACAAGAAGAAGAGATACTACAAGCCGTCCGATCTGGAATCGTAACCGCCATGGCCTTCTGGGGAGCAGATCCGCGCTTCAATAAGAATGTGGACATGCTCCAGGTCCGTCTGAAGATCCTCGAGATCCTATCGGAGAATGAGACCAAGACGGCGGATATCATCAAGGCGCTACGCATCGTCTGCGGCGAGAGCATCATCAAACGAGCGCTGCATCATCTGGAGCTGGACGGATACATCTCCCGCAGGGCGAGGACGGAGCCGTGGAAGATCAAGGCGAGAGAGTAGAGCGTGTATTTACGCTCCGTGGCCCGGCCGCTTTATACTTCGCCTGCAACTCCAGGGAGGTCTTGCTCGAGGGCGGCACTCGTACTGGAAAAAGCTGGTCCTTTCTCATCAAGGCCAAGTACACGGCAGATCAGTACCCGGGCTCGCGGCAGATCATATGCCGCCAGACACGCAAGTCACTGAACGAGTCCATCCTAAAGGACTGGCGCGAAGAGATCCTGTGGACTGGACATCCGGCTGTATCTGCCTCAGCTTCCAAAGAGCACCAGGATCTATACCACTGGCCGAATGGTTCTGAGGTATTTTTGGCCGGCCTGGAGGGTATGCGCGACACGGCCTCGCCGATCCTCTCGACCAAGTGGGACAGAATCTACGTCTGCCAGGCAGAGGAGACGAGCCAGAACGATTGGGAGATCCTCTCTACGCGACTCAGCTCATTCAAGACGCCATATCACCAGATGACCGCCGACTGCAATCCGGCGGACCCAAGCCACTGGCTCAACACGCGCTTCGCGCCTGACCGTGAGAAGGAGTCCCGTTCTCGCTTCCCGTTCCGGCACTACGACAACCCCTCCTTCTACGATGGCCTGTACCCGAACGGGCACTACACGCCGCATGGCGCAGAGTATGTAGGCATACTGGAAACGACACTGACTGGCGTACGGCGTGAACGCTACCTGTTGCACAAGTGGGTCGCGGCCGAAGGCCAGATCCTCGACACCTGGGATCCACGCATCCATTCCATAGACGCCAAACTCGAGAAGGACGGGGTTCACGGATGGTTGATCCATGCACCGAGCGTCTCCGAGAGCCCGATCAGGGTCGCCTACTTCACCTGCGGCGTGGACTTCGGGTGGCATCCCGATCCTGGCTGCATGCAGCTCTGGGCCTACGATTCACCCAGATGGCACCCGCTCATCCGCCGCTTCAGGATCTACGAGGTAATGAAACTGCGCTGGCAGCGCGAGCAGTGGGTAGACCTCGCCGAGAAGTGGTGGCAGGAGTACGGCGTCTCCTGGTTCTCCTGCGACCCGCACGACCCGGAGAATATCAACGCCTTCAACATCCGCCTCGGCAAGAAGAACGCCCGCAACGTCCCCAAGCTAGCCATCAAGTGCCCTCCCATCGGCGGTGGCCACCAGCGTGCGAAGCACAACTCGGCAGCGATCGACCTCATGCGTGAAGGGCTGAAGGGCGCAACTGGGCATGTCAGAAGCTACTACTTCAAGGACGCCTTCCCGGAGGGGATCGACGAAGAGCTCAGGCGTACAGGGAGGCCGACCTGTTTCGAGCAGGAAGTCGAGTCATGGACCTACGCCGTAGACGCAAACGGGAACCCGACTCCCAAGCCCAGTAACGACTGTGACGAGCATGCGGTCGATTGCGATCGCTACGATCAGACGTTGAACTTCGTGCGCGGCTTCGGGAAGATGCCGCGTGAACAACCCAGGTATGCCCCTGGCTCGGATGACGAACTAATGGCACAGCTAGAAGAGGAAGCAGCCAAGGAGCGCCGCAAGACGAAGAACAGGAGGCCGCCGTGGGAGTGAGTGAAGAGTTGTTTCGTGACGGTTTAGCCTGTTCGCGCTGTCATAAAACACAACCAGAGGTCTTCATCAGACTGAAGACGATGTACGGTCAATGGCTGTGTGATGATTGCCTGGAGAAGAAGATAGAAGAAGCACCGTGTCCGATGTGCGGCAGATCAAACAAAGTAGAAACTGAACAACATGACTGATGCTCCCGCGGTAGTTGCCACTCAGTGGAATCTGATCGCCGCCGGGCCTTCTCGCGCCCACCTGTCGAGCGCGGATCTGCTGGAAGGCCCCGTCGTCACCGTCAATCGCGCCATCGACATCATGGAGCGGGGTATTCTGGTGGACTTCGCGGCCTTTGCCGATACACCAGCCGGCTACTGGAAGCCGCTGAATCTCGAACGGCATCTGAAGCCGGGAATGCAAATCTGGCTCTCCCCCGCCCACATCACGGCCTGGGATCAACAACTGCCTGCCTGGCTCGGTATACGACCGCTTCCGTTCGGGACAGTTCCGGACATCGTGAAGATCAAGAAGCACGCCATGGAGGCACTCAAGAAAAGCAACGTCGGGGTGGAGGCGGCCGTGATGGACTTCCTGGACCTGCTCGAAAAAGACATTCCATCTCCGAGAGCCGTGTTCACGACGCTCGCTGCCCTCGAGCGCATCTTCCTCTTCAGGCCGACCAAGGTCCGCCTGCTCTGTGCCGACATGGATGGAGCTGAACGAGATGGCCAGACCGTGGAAGACTTCATGGAGGACAACAAGAAACGGCTGTCCGGCCTGGACCGCTGGCAGCATGAACGCCTCTCCCTCGGTCGTGCGATCCGGATGGTCAAGGCCGGCTTTGGCTGCGAGGTGGAGTTCTACACGCCTAGGCCAGAGGAGTCCTTCGACGGAGCTCTGGTCCATTGAGCCTGGATGCAGCCGAAAAGCACCAGCTTGAGCAAACCTAGAAATTGAGTAGCTCGGGCACTAGAGTCCGCCGCCACTTATGGCGATGCCTGGACGAGCAAGGAGAGGAGAGGCTTATCCTCTTCGGGGAGTCGTCGGATGATCGATGTCAGTGCCGAGGGCCTCGCCAACGAGGTCAAGCAGGCGATCGAGCATCGGGACACGTTCCTGGGCGAGCCGTACCGTGAGGCAGTCAGGCGCTTCTACGGCCCTGCGTACAAGACCCGCTACGGACAGCCGGCGATCGTTGACTACGAGAACCACGCCCACGCCTGGATCTCAGTCTTCTTGCCAGTCCTTGCTTCTGGGAACCCGCGCATGCGAGGCAGAACTCCTCGCCTGGGAGGGGCTGCCGCGTTCGCCAAGGCTTGTGAGCTTGCCGGCAACAGAAACTTCGAGCTCACCGATGTCAAGCGCACGATCGAGCAGCTAGCTACAGACTGGGCCTTCAAGTATTGCGTCGGGCTCACTACCCCCGTGCCAGTCAAAGGGCTACGCGAGCGCGAGGATCCACCTCATCGGCCGACCACCAGGCGCATGTCCCTGGACGACTACATCTGGGATCCTCTGGCCCGCCAGCACGCCGAGACGCGATTCCAGGGGCACAAGATCGTCAGGGACAAGGACAGCCTCCTGGATGAGGCTGCGCAGTTTCCGGAACGCTCGTGGAACACGGATGCGATCCAGTCTCTCGACGAGGATCACACCCGCCAGCGAATGCGCGAACGTGTGACTGGCATGGTCCATCGTCAGGAGGTCGAGTTCTGGGAACTCTGGATCCCTGAGATCACTCTCGAAGACGCCGTGGACGTGACCGGCAAGAAGTTTCAGCCTGATCCTGACAATGGCTACAACGGCACGATCTACACGATCGATCCAGAGAGGGGGACCATGCTGCGTTCCCCGAGGCCGTTCTGGGGGCCTCGGGATGGCATGTATACGTTCTCCGGATATCTGTATGTCCCTGACGAGAGCGTTGGCCTCTCTCCTCTCGCGGCCACGGCAGCGCAAGCGGAAGAGTTCAACAAGATGACAAGCTCCGCGATGGAGGCCATGCGCAGATTCAAGATCGGGTTCGCGGTCAGTTCCGAATCTGGTGGCCTGGAAGAAAAGCTAGCCGAGTTCCAGGATCTTGGTGTCTTCACCGTTGATGGGGCAATGGACGATCTCGCCAAGCATTTCATGCAAGTGCAGTTTGGCGGGATAACTCCGCAACATCTCCAGGCCCTCGATACGCTGCGCTCGATCCTCGAGCGTGCGTCCGGCCTCACCGAGGCCAAGCAAGGTCTCGCGTCCGGCGCTGCAACAGCCACAGAGGCCTCGATTGCCGAGATGGGAAGCGGCAAGCGCATGGGCTACATGACCGAGAAGTTCGTGCAGTCCGTCGTGAAGCCAATCGCCAAGAAGGAAATCTGGTATCTGGCCATGGACCCGCGCTCACGCATCGGGCTAGGGGATCTCGCTTCCGGCCTCTTCATCGACCCGAAGACCGGCAAACCGATCGAGAATCCGGTCATGCAGGGCGGACCTGAGCATGGAGACTACCTCGAGGATCTTGATATCGAGATCCAGCCGCTCTCCATGCGCTTCACGACCGAGATGCTCGAGGCCGAGCGCCAGGCGTCATGGGAGCAATTCCTGCTCTCGACGGCCCCCATGATCCCGAGCCTGCCGTACGTCGATTGGGGCCTCGTCTACCAGCGCAAGGCCGAGTCCCTTGGCGACCCATCGCTTGCCCGAACGATCGATATCGAGAAAGCGATGATGATGGGCATGATCCAGATGCAGATGCAGATTGGTCAGATGGCGCAGGGTGTCACGACGCAGCCGACCTCTGTACAGCCCCGCCTCGGGATTGACACCATGAAGCAGCAGCCCCCCAAGGCGCCTTCGATGCCGGCACTGAAATCATCCGAGAGTCCGCGTGGATTCTCGAAGAACGCTAGACCGCAACCCAACAAGGGGCCACGGATGGCCGGGGCCTCCGCAACTACAAGGAGTACAAGTGGACAAGAAGGTAAATGATCCCGGCGCGACCCAGATGAACTTCGAGTCGAAGAAGCAATACAAGACGCCCGACTTCACTGCGCTCGATCGGGCGGCGAACGTCACACACGCGCAATCGAACTTCGATGGCGGAGCGACTACCAAACAGGGCGGCGTTCAGAGGTCGTCCGGTCAGACAAACTTCGAATCGGAGGAGCAGATCAAGGTGAAGACCAAGCTCTCTCACTTCGGCGAGAAGGAAGGCACTGGCTCTCAGGGGGGTTACTGATGGGCAAAGGAGAAAAGAAACGGAAGCCGTCTCAGATCGAGATTGCTGCCGGCACTTCGAAAATATCCAGCGCTGCGTACCGCGCACAGCAAGCAGATGACGCTCGCAAGTCGGCCGCGAAACAACGCCAGGCTGCGAAATCATTTGTCCCAGCTCCCTATCAAACGCGCCTCGGCTATGAGAATGCCGAGAAGGCAGAGCGCGAGGACATGCAGAGGCGGTTGAAGGATCGCCTGTACGAGGGAGATCCAAAATACAGGAAGGGCATGAGGCGTTACTCGAAATGAGCAAGCGCGGGGAGTTCTACATCCGCACCAAGCGCGGCGAGGTTGGCTTCTCGCCGCAGTTTCCGAAAGGCTGGGACGATGGCTCGGGCAAGGTCAGGCACATCAAGGAAGGCCCACACAAGGGCCGCGTCTGCTGGACTACCAGGGAAGAAGCGAAGGAGATCGCCAAGCGATTCGAGGACCAGAACGGCCGAGAGCCGATTCGACCCCCAATAGTCCGGCTTGAGCATTTCTGGCAATTGATTCTCTGGGCACTACCCTCCGCCAGCTATGGCGGACAACGATCTTGCTGGAATCCCGATTCCTGGCGCCCCCATCTCGACGCAGCCCACAGAGGGCGACCCTCTCGCAGATCAGAAGGCTGCATTCCAGACCCTTCTGGCTGCCCAGCGTGAGCAGACGAAGCTGGAGAGCGGCGTTCGTGATAGCCCTCTACTCGAAGAGAAGCCCAAGAAGTCAGCCAAGGCTGCGGCGAGGCCGGCAGAGAAGCCAGCCGCCGAAGTAGAGACTGAAGCGCCGGCCGCGCCGGCAATCGCTGCGAAGCCTGAGGTCTCCCATGAGACCGAGAAGCTGCGCGCGAAGCTCCTCCTGGCGGGATTCCCCAAGGAGGCAATCGAATCCACGACTGAAGACAAGCTGCGGTCGTGGTGGCAAGGACAGGAAGAGCGTGAGCAGGCCCGAGCTGCCGCCATCCAACGAGCATCTGATCTCGAAAAGCGCTTCACCCAGACCACTTCCAAGCCTGCGGAGCCTTCTGATGAAGGGGTGCCCACCGCAGAGGAGGATCTGGATGACATCGCCAAAGAGCTCTCGGATCAGTTCGGGGAAGACGAAGCTGGGGCACTCCTCAAGGCGGTCAAGAAGCTGGTGGAGCCGTACCGGTCGAAAACCGATCGGCTCGAGGCGTTCATCGAATCCGCGCGCAAGCGCGGAGCTCAGGACATCTCCCAGCGGAACAGAGCGCGCCTTGCGGAGAAGATGCCCATGCTCAAGGACAACGATCGCGCGTGGAGTCTCATCCACTCGCATGTCGAGCAGGTGTTCCAGAATGAGCCCAACAAGCATTCCTCTGCTGAGGCCGCATTCGACGACATCTACCAGGCCATCTACGGCGGCATTGAAGTAGCCAAAGAAGCGCCTGCGTCCGCTCCTGATCCCGACAGATACGCAGAGGAGAAGGCGCGCATTGCTGCATCTGCGCCTACCGTACCGGACTCCCACAGACACCAGAAGGTTTCATCCCCGACGGATAGAGCCTTCGCAGCATTCAAGGTTCTGCGGAAGAATCCGGAAGACCTCGAAGGGGCACAAAGAGCCTACGGCGTAGGCCCTGCCCAATAAGGAGCTACTAGGTAAATGGACGGCACCTCCATTACCCTGTTCAACAACTTCGTACAGGGTACCGGCCCGGTGTATATCACCAAGCCGGATGAAGTAATCAATGATGCCCAGCTCAACCGGACATACTCGTTCGGTGCGTTGATGGGCGGGGATCGCGGCAAGAAGACCATGATCTCGGGCGGCTCGGAAATGCGTTTCGAGACGTTCTTCGAGACTGGTCAACGCACGCGATTCCACCAGCCGGGAGCTACCCAGCAATGGGCGCAACCGCAGAAGCTCGTCTCCGGACGAGCGCACTGGCGCTACCTCATCACAGACATGGCCTGGAACCTCCAGACCATCATGTTTAACGAGAAGCTCCGCTACGGGACCGACACCGAGATGTTCCACCAGTACGTCAACATCAAGCGCCACCTGGAGCAGGCGATGTGGACAGACAAGTGGGACTTCTTGGAGACCCACACTTGGTCCGAACCTGACTTCAACGAGATGGAAACTGCATCCGGTGGAGAGACAGGCAAGTTCTACTCGATCCCCGCATTCCTCAATGAATATGCGAACGGGCTCTACAACTCGGCTGGAACTGCCGGAACTCCTTGGACAACGGTCCACGGCATTGACCCGACCAGTTCCGTTCAAGGTGTAAACCGCTTCGACCATGCCCGGGTGACGTACACGAACGAAGTGGTCAGCAATGGTCAGCTTGCTTCCAGCACGACGATTCTCGGCGCGTTCGAGAAGATGTGGAAGAAGGTCCACTTCGAGAAGCCGCCTACCATGAAGGAATACTTCTCGGAGCCGGCCTACAACAATCAGCAAATCTTCTGCTCGGAGTTCGGCCAGACTGCATATGCAATCCTCTGCCGAGCGTTCCAGGATATGTTCGTGATTCAGACTCGTCAGGATCCGGCCTATCCGGATCCAGCATTCAACTTCATTCCGGTGAAGTATGTGACGGCGCTGAATACGGCAACCCTGTATCCGAACCACTCAACGCTTGCGTCTGTTACAGACAACGTTTCAGAAGGAACCGCGAGTTCTGGATTCACTGGTCCGCGCTACTACTGGATCAACTCGAACTATCTCTACCCGTGTTTCCACGAAGAGGTGTTCTTCCTGCGGGGCAAGGTGCGTGAGCACTTCAATGACCCCGACACGTTCGTGATGCCGGTTCGCACCTGGGGCAACCTCAAGTGCCCGAGCCGGATCCGCCAGGGCCTTGTCTCTCCCGCCAAGGATGTCTACGCCGGACTCTACGTTTAAGGAGCAAATCAATGGGAATCTTCATCAACAAACCCACTGAGGTTCCGGGCGTAGGCGCATCAGGGATCTCTCCGCAAGCTGACATCTGTCAGAGCTGGAACCGCACCGGAAGCAACGTGACGATTGGCCAACCCGTACAGCTCGCCCTATTCCAGGGGGCAGCTACGGAAATTGCCACCAACGACACGAACAGCTACCGGCCTGGCGCGTCGAATGACACCGTATGGAATACGGTCATCCGAGCCCGATCCAATGCAACATTGGGGTCATCCATCCAGAGAGGAGGTATCTTTGGTGTTGGTCTCGACCAGTCGGTCGCCGACAACACCAAGGGAAGCTTCCTGTACTTCGGATGGGTAAAAGCCCGCGTTGTCACATCGAACGGAGCTGTCCCTGGGGATCCGTTGACCATCAAGGTTGGAACCACATTTGCCAACATGGTCTTCGACAACACCATCCTCTCGAACGAGACCATCATCGCTACGTTTGCCGATAGGGCAACGTCGAATACGTCTCCGACGAATAGGACGATCTTCCTGCACAATGGGCTCTTTGCCCCGCACATCACCGGCTCCGGTGGGTTCTCCTGATCTCAGTGCTCTCTCTCTGATGATCACTTCGGCCCCCGCCTCCCGCTCCTTTCCGGGAGCGGGGGCCTCTTCTTGAAAGGCTCAGATGTCACTAGCTGTCAGCCACATCCTCGCCCAGATGCGCCACGAGCTCGCTGGCGGCGATCTCTCGATCGAGCTGGACAAGTTCGGGATCATCAATCAGGCGGGACATCACCTGTACTCCATGCACCCGTGGCGCTGGATCAGCGGGCGCTCGGCGCTGCTGAACCTGCGTGGAGTGCTCTCGGGGTCTACGGCAACCTGGGTTGCCGCGACCAAGACGTTCACTCAGACAGGCGCCTTCACGAACTACTCGTTCCAAGCAGGCGACGAACTACAGACAATCTCCGGTACAGGTATCACCTCGTCCGTAGTCAAGATCGCCTCGCGGACGAACAACAACTCGATCGTCGCGTCTACCTCGATCAGCGCCGTAGACCTGGCTACCGGAAACATCAACTGGAGGGTCGATCCGCAGACGATCCAGTTGCCGGCCGACTGCCGAGACATCATCTGGATCAGCTCGACCAGCACCTCGGCGGTGGGTGGTGTGACGCTCACGACGCTTGAGCGCATCCTGAGGCCAGGAAGGCCTCTGCCGCCATCACCTCCTCTACGGGGCTCTTCTACGCTGCCGTGGTCTACTCTGGCGAGCCGCCCGTGCCGTTGCTCGAGATTTACCCATCTGCGAGTGCCAACGCCACGGGGGCCATGCGGATCTTCTACAGGAGCCGTTGGACTGCGGTCACGGCCGACACGCAGCAGATCAATATCCCGGATTTCGTCCTGGACCTCTACATCTGGATCGCAAGGGCCTACGTATCAGGCTATGAGCGAAATGACCTGGAATCGATCCACTCTCGTCTTGCCAAGATCCGCAACTCGCCGATCTTCTCTGCCGCAGCGCGCTCGGACGGCATGGTGCAGCCGTACTATGGTCCGATCCGAGGTGGCGGGATGCAGGTCTGGAGGCGCCAGTCTGTACCGATGCCCTTACTGGCCAACAAGGTAGACCCGCCCACGCTCTAGCCATGGAGCAGAACATCTCGATCGATTGGCCGTTCGCCGGTCTCTCCGAGAACTTCGGGTTCGGAGATCAGGAGCCCGGCACTGCCCGCGAGTACCAGAATGTACGCGGCATCGACCCACGGACGGGCCGCATTCGCGGCGCACAACGCTCTGGTGTCTCGAAGTACATGCCGGCGTATCTGAAAGGCCAGAACATCAAGGTCCAGGACTTGATCTCGTTCTTCCAGGACAATCGCCAGGTGTCGTACACAGCGATCGCCTCTGGTTCCGAGACGGTCACCTGGAGCACCACGACACCTTCCAAGAAAGACTGCCTGAACGTCAAGACGGACAGACAGGGGAACGTCTACGCCCTGGATGGAAACTCTGGGATCGTCAAGCTCTCAGCCGACAACGCCGTCGTCTGGCAGTTGACGCTTCCGATCACTGACCCAAATCACATCGTTCGCGCGCTCTTCGTAGACGAGTTCGATCGCGTGTACGCAGCCGTCTCGGCTGGTGGTGTGCAAGACAAGGCGATGCTTTGGGCCTACGATCAACTGGAAGACAACAAGTTTGAACTCTTCTGGGCGATCAACACGAAGCGGTATGTAGAGGACATCGAGACCTATGGAGACAAGCTCTACACCATACAGAACGACTCCAACAGGAAGCGTTCTTTTGTTACCTCGTACGACGGGATCGACACGACCGATCCTGTTGTGGCTCTCGAGTGGCGGGTGCCATACCCTGCCAACGACCTCGCCATCAAGAAGGACGGTTCGGTAATAGTCGGATGCGAAGCAGCCACGGGCCAGACAAGCTCGATAGCGGCTACGAACTTCTGGCGCGACGCGGACCCGTCGTATCAGGGCTATGACGTTGATTCGGTTGACTGGACTCCATACCAGTTGACCAACTTCAATTCGCGTGTGTGGTCCTGGTACGTTGCGGACGATATCGACATCACGGATGTAGCCAGCGATTTCGCTAATGGTGTGGAGATATTGCGCTGGAGAGATCGAACCAAGAATCACCGACACTTCTTCGCTGATCTAGCGAATCTGGACAGGGGGCCCGTGCTGTCGTTTGATGGTTTGGTCGGCCACAAGTCCGTGTCATGGAACAAGACGGGGGTGACGCAGCCCAATCAGGTATTGCGTACGTCCCCGAACGCATCGACGACCAAGGAGTACGCCGATCAGCAGCGGACGATGATCCCAGCCTACACGGACTCCCAGTTCTGTGTCTTCATCGTCATGCGACCTTCCGCTACACAGCCGGCCGGCGACAACTTGATGCGCACGGTCTGGTATCAGGATCGCAACAACGTCAGCGATAACGAGCGCCACATCCTGATAATCAATGCGACCTCTGGAGATGCGCCTTCAACGGCTGCCGGTAATGTCTCCTGGTACACGGGCCCGAATGGGACAGCTCACTCCATTCCGCGTGGCGGTCGCGGCGGCAACTTCCAGCCAAAGGCATATTCGGTCACTCCAACAGCCAACGGCGCGGGTGCCTGCCTTGTGGTCCAGATGTACGATGGCGGCTTCTATCCTGGAACAGACTTCGGTGGGTTCATCGTAATCGATCACTGCCAATTCAGAGTGAATGGCAATCCGGGAGACATCTTCGACGGCGCCACCCATAAAAGCCTAGAGCCAACCTATCTAGGTGCAGGTCGCAAGTTCGGGACTACGGACCTGCCGGCTGGATTCTCGCCTTACCTGGGAGACATCCTAGAGATATTGGTGCTGGATCGTGGCAGCAGGAATGAGCCGGTTGGGGGGGCTGTCTCTGCGATCGTAGGGAACGACCATCTGGAGGATAATGCAGCGCCGCAGTCGCAGTTGGAAGGCGAGATGACCCGCATCGAGGGTTATCTCATGCACAAGTATGGGATCCAGTCCAGGCTCCCGAACTCTGGCGCTACATATCCGCACCCATTCGGAAGGACAGGCGCAAGCCCGGATTACCTGGCTGGACCTCCAGCAAACGACGCCAGCGGTGTATCTACCGCGCAAGCTCTAGCCAACAAAAGCTTCGCCTGTGTCATCAAGTACACATCTGAAGGCAAGATCGTCTGGTGCGCGAACGAGATGGCGACCGGAGACGGTTCGCGCCCTGGCGGCTTCGGGTATGCCGTGGCCATCAACTCGAGCGGGAACATCTATTCGGTAGGCCCCAAGCCGACTGGTGCGGCCGGCGGCTCTCAGCAGATACGGATGATCGTTGACAAGGGAACAACCTTTTCGCTCGCGGCTGGTGATGGCGCCTGGAGCGTCACGCTGGCCGGAAGTGCCGAATTCGACTACCACTTCCCGAGGCTGGATGTGGACGAATTCGACAACCTCTACCTTCCATACTACGAGATCACCGGTGGACCGGTGGCGTCCTTCAGGGTCTACAGCAAGACAGGCACATTGCTGCACTCCAAGCTGCTCTCTGCCTCGCAGCAGGGACATGCGGTGGCCGTCGATCGACGGATCCCAGCTTACCGTAACGATCTCGCCACGAAGCGTGCGGAGCATATGATAGTCGCCACGACCAACGCCGGCACGAACACCAACGCTACGGTCCACAAGGTCAGGTTGGTCTCGGTGGCGCAGACTGGCGCTTCTCCTCGGGCCCTGACAACCGTCGGAGTGTCCGGCGGAACGATCAAGAGATTCTCGACCAGTGGCACGCAGTCGATCACTGGCGGAACGAACGCACTTGATTCAAATTCCTACGTACAATCTGTCAGTCTGTTCAAGCGCTGCTACTGGACAGACGGACGCCAATACAAGCAGTTCGAGCCGATCACGAACGCTGTCATCGACTACAAGAGCACGCAGGCCGGGGCTATCCCGAGCCGTTGCGCCTTGATTGATACCTGGCGCGGTCGCATCGTTCTGGCGCGCAGCGCAGACGAGCCGCACAACTGGTTCCTCTCCAGGAAGGATGACCCAGACAACTGGGACTTCTTCCCCCCGGTACCAAGTGAGATCGATGCAGTCGCAGGAAACAACTCACCAGCAGGGCTCTGCCCTGACATCATCAATGCGATCGTTCCCTACTCCGAGGACATCCTTGTGTTTGGTGGGGATCACTCCATCTGGGCTCTGGTCGGCGATCCCGCTGCCGGAGGAAGACTGGAGCTCATCTCCGACGTTACCGGCATGTCCTTCGGAAGGCCATGGTGTAAGGATCCGAACGGAGTCCTGTACTTCTTCGGAAGCCAAGGAGGCCTCTTCAGGTGGGTTCCCGGAGCCAGACCAGAGCGAGTCTCGCTGAACAAGATCGAGCGCCAGCTACAGGACGTGAATCTGGCGACGCACTACATCCGTCTCGCCTGGAACTACAGAGACGAAGGTCTGCACATCTTCCAGTTCCCATTCGGGACCGGCGGAACGCAGGTCTCGCACTGGTTCTACGAGATGAAGACTGATGCCTTCGCCAAGGATCTGTTCGGGACATCGACGGTTACCAATGTGCAGCCGACAGCCGTCATGGTCATCGACGGCGACGACTTCGATGACCGCGTAATGTTGCTGGGCTGCGAGGATGGACGAATCAGGAAGTGGGACAGGGAGGCCAAGTCGGACGACACGAGGAGTGACGATACGACGCCAGTGGCGATCGACGCCTACGTCACAATTGGACCTCTCCAGGGAGACTTCGAAGAGCGATTTGCCATGGAGACCCAGTTTTCTGGGTTGACCGTCATTCTCTCCGATCGGGATGATGGGGCCAAGTTCGAGCTCTTCGCAGCCGAGTCGCCGGAGTCTATCGGGCTACTCTTGCGCTCTGGGCCTCTTGTCCCTGGCAGGAACCCGCCCAAGTGGGATAGGGTGGTCGGCCCGTACTGCTGGCTCAGGATCAGGAACGCAGCCCAGGAGCAGCGCTTCTCGTTCGAGAGGGCTTACCTGCGCGCGTCACCTGCCGGGCCAGCCAGACCGAGGAACTACGCATGACATCTACGCCGCAACGCTTCACTCCTAGAGCAGGCATGAGGCTCCCAGGCCGCGTCAGGCGGGCCCTGGATGGATCTGTAGACTCGACCAGGCGTTTTGGCGACACGATTGAGGTAGCCCCCGACGGCCGCCTGGAGTCGCGCCTGGCGAAGGGTGGCGGACTCAAGATGACCCGCGAAGGCTTGATGCTCGATCTGAAGCTCGCCGGTGAGAAGAATCGGCCGCAGCTCAACAACGTCCGTGAGCTTGCGCCGACGGCAACTACGGCAGACCTGATAGTCAAGATGAACGAGCTCCTGAAAGAGAGCATGCGTACCGGCAACATGAAGGGCGGCGTAACGTAATGCCGATCGTTGCGATCGTAGGTCAGTGGCGTTCTGGGACATCTCTGGTGGCCCAGATCGTGAATCGTCTCGGCTACCATGCTGCGCCGACCATCACGGCTCCCTGTCCGCCGACATGGCGTTCCGACTGGGAGGATCTCGATTTCACCGTGCCGCTGATGAGACGGAAGAAGATCGACTGGGATTGTTACCTCGAGATGCGCATCAACGTCTCTGCCGCGCTCGGTTTCGGTGGTGACATCGCCATCAAGTCTCCATATCTGGCTCTCGTCTGGGATGAATTCCTGGACGCCGTGCAGCCGGATCATATCATCCAGACTACGAGAGAAGATGAGGAGTGCGAACGATCACTCAAGCATCAACCGCTGGATGTCAAACTCTACAGAAAAGACATAGACAAGATCCGCAAGGTCGATAAGGCCCTGTGGGTTACTTGTTTTGCACGCCACATGAAAATGTTGGACATACCGTATGAAGACATTATTACGCATCCGGTAGGTTTAACCAGTGACATAGCGGAGTTCATCAACAAGGGAACTGATCCAGAAACAATCAAGGCTGCATCCAAGCTGATCGGCAAACCTACGGAGTACAAAACATGCCCGCAATAATTGCTGGGATAGCAGCAGGCGGTAGTCTTGCTTCTAGTTATTTCGGCGGCAAGCAGAAGAAGAAGCAAAGACGCCGCCATGCCAAAGCCATTCAGAGGGCCCTGAGCGGAGAAGAGGCGATCCGTGGGGCCGGACTCGGACAACAAGAGGCGCTCTCGCGCCAAGCGACCCAGCAGCAGTTGCACGGCTACGACGTAGCCCGCCAGGAGGGTACACGCCTTGGCCGTGGCTCAAAGCGCAGAGCCATCGAGCGCGAGCAGCAGCTTGGGGGGCAGCTTTCACAGAACCTCCAGAATCGAGGACTCAGCTCCACGACTACTGGCGGCAACCTGCAACGTGGCTTGGCCGGCGACACGACTCGCCAGCTCTCTGATATCGATGAAGGCTTGTCTGGCTTCTTCGGTGATCTGGCTCTCGGCAGAGCCGGGACCGAAGCGCAGGGCACTCAGGATCTTGCAGGTCTATCCCAGCAGAGGACTGATCTTGCCTCCATGCTGAACGAGCAACGCAACCTGCAAGCGCGAGGTTACGGCGGCTTCGGTACGCAGCTCGAGGGTCTGCCGCCAAGTGGCGCAGAAAACGTGTTTGGCGCTATTGGCACTGGGATTGGTGTCTACGGCGGCATGGGTGGGGGAATGGACTTCGGCTCCTCGCTGCAAAAGCTCTTCGGCATGGGCGGCGGCGGCCAGTACAAAGGACAGACCGGAGGCGGTGGCGTCGGTGGATGGTCATAAATGACACGCATCGTCTCAGGTTCACAGGATCCCGATTACGGCTTCTCATCGGCCATCCTGAAAGGCCAGGAGATCGGCGCGAACTATCAACGCGCCCGCCTGGCCAATCAGGAGAACGCTCGGCAAGAGAAGGAACTGCAACTCAAGATGCAGCACGCGATGTTCCTGCATCAGCAGGAGAAGACGAAGACCCAGCAGCTATTGAATCATCGCGCGCAGATGGGCGAAGCGGCTGCCTTCCAACAGCTCGCTCAAAAGCAGGCACTCGAAGAGAACCCGGAGGCGATGCAGGTCCAGGACATGCTCGGGGCACTCGGGAAGATCGACGATCCGCAGGCGCACGCACTGGCCCTGGCTTCATTCCAGGGTCTTCTGAAGCAGCAGGAGAAGGCGAAGCAGAAGGCCGCCGTCGAGAAGATGATCGACGAAGAAGGCCAGAATGGGATCATTGATCCCAAGGACATGCAGCTCCGCTTAGCCTCTGGTGAAGAGCCGCAAGCGATCGCCCAGGAAATAATGAAGGCGAAGCATGAGGCCACTGTCAGTCACATGGCCAAGACTCACTCGGAGGAGATGCTGCCGCAGATGCAGGCCCTCGTGCAGACTGCTCGGCCTGGCTCTCCCGAGCGCTTGAAGGCAGAGCACATGCTTGCAGAGTTCCAGATATCCGATACGCAGCAGGCGAAGCCAGGTGAAGCAGAGAAGCGCCTAAAGGCGATCCAGGACGCCCTGATAGTCCCTACCGCAGAAGCTCGATCCAGAAGCAAGGAAGATCGCAGACAGCGACTTCGCACGGTCGGCATGGCATCTCAGGCTCCGCGTCCTGAGCCGGGTACGCCAGCATACAAGAAGTATGCTGTCGAGAAGAAGGCAGAGAAGGAGAAGCGCTACCCTGCGACAGCCGGCGGCAAGAAGGCGAAGTCCGCGCAAGTAATCATCAGTGTCCTTCAGGGCAGTAAAGATGAAGCTGACTTCTACGCTAACCTCCAGGCGCAAGGGATTGATCCTGCGAATGAGGAAGATGCCAAGCTCATCATGGAAGCTCTGGGAGCTGATACTGGCGGCCAAACATCTATGGGACCGTACACGGCCAATAGCCAATGATCCTGGATGCGGACACGGAGAATCAGAGCGTTGATATTCCGGCAGAGGCTCCGGAATACGAGGTAGCTGTCCGCAACAAGGTTGCCGAGGCGTTCCGCGCCCGCAGACCTGAGCCCCCCACCGGAAGAATGGGGATGGAGCGAGCCGGGGAATCCGCCGCCGGTGCGCTTATCTCTGCGTTTGGCGGCGCTCCGATTGCGGAGTCTCTCTCGTATCTGGCGCACCACATCAAGAAGGCCCGCATTCTCTCGAAGTTGCCTGTGGCTGGCAAACTGTTCGATGCCCAGATGGAGATCACGGAGAATCTTGGAAGAGAATGGGCTCTTGGCGCGAAGCGCGTGAGCGACCAGCTTTTGCCTACAGAGCAACAAAAAGGAGACATCTACGAACGCGGCGGGTCATTCGCTGGTGGTCTTGTGGCCCTGCCGGCTATAGCGGAACAGTTTGGCGCTCTCGGAGTTGCTGCTCTCGGAGCTGGGCAGGCAGGGGCTCCAGCCTACTTCGAGACTCTCCAGAAGACGGGTGACGAGACGAAGGCCATCAGGGCCATGCTTCCAGCTCTTGGGGTCGGTGCCACCTACGCAGTTCCAGCCGCGAAGATCCTTGGTGGTCTGAACAAGGCATCTGGAGGTCTGCTCTCGAGCGAGCTCTTCCGCCTGATGTTCGCCACTCCGGCAGCCGAAGGCGCTCTGGCGGTCGGCCAGTCGGCTGCGCTGGACGCGATCATGGAGCATGCGACCGGGGAGGATCGCAAGTTCCTACAGGACGGGATCGAGCAGGGAGCCTTCGGGTTCGCCACCACATTCGTCTTTGGCCTCCTGGGGGCTGGGAAGGCTCGGCTTGCTGGGCGGGCCGCAGAAGCCCCAGGCGCCCCTGCCGCAGAAGCCCCAGGCGCCCCTGCCGCGGAAGCCGCCCCGCAGGCCCACGTAGAGGCTCCTAGCGAGGCCGCTGGCGTTGGAGGGCATCCGCCCAGCGCCGAGCAGCAGGAGGCCGCCAAGCGCTCGATCGGCGCCATGCCGCGTGAGCTGCTGGGGCTCGAGATACAAGGCCCTGTCTACCACGTCTCCGGCAAGGGCTCCGAGATCGAGAAGGCTGGCGAGCTGCGCGCCTCTAAGGAAGGCGTCAACCAGGGCGGGCTCGGCGGCATCACGGAAGAACCTGGAGTATCAGTCACCACCAAGCGCGAGAAGGCAGAGCTCTATCAGAAGGAGCTGGATCGCCTACGCGACCTCTCGAATGCAGCTACCCAAGATGAAGCACTCGATCTCCTTCGGCGTTTTCGGGACGAAGACGCGCGTCTTGATCCTGGTTTGGCAACAGAAGCCTATCAGGAAGCGATCGCCAAGGCGAAGCATCAGGTCAGTAAAGGAGCTGATCCGCTGGATGCGACGTTCAACGCCTACAGAGACGAGTATCTCCGGAGGCGAGGAGCTGGCAATTTCCAGGGAGGAAAGCATCCAGGACTAGAGAACCCGAACCTGATCGGAGAGCGCAGCGGCTTCAAGGGCAATGAGCCGGCCAGGATCTTCGAGGTCCAGAAGGGGCAGATCCCGGAAGGTCACAAGATCAGCAAGGGGCAGGACGAGGGCGAGCTGCGCATCGGCGGGGATGTCCCGCTTGGCGGGAGGGCAGTTTCGGCGGAAGAAGTGAGGATGACCTCCGGTGTCCTGAAAGGCAGGAAGAATGATATTGTTGAGCTCTACGCTGGTGGTCCCAGCCCGTTCAGGAACGTCACCACGAAGAGCGTGTTGGCGTTGGCCAAGAGGAATCTCATCTCCACTGGAGATACGCCGCGCACGGCCAGGCGCGAGCTCGAGCTGGCGCATGGCGCAGTCAAGGCCGAGCTGGCTGAAGCCACGAGACACGCCCGCAAGCTGGACGTAGAAGCTCGCAAGGCGTTCGGCAGGGACTGGGCCAACGGCAAGGGTGGGCAGCAGATCAAGGACGCCCTCGAGAATAGCGACCTGATCCGCGATCTACCGGAGAACATGCGCCGGCCAGTAGCCCTCCTGCGCGAGCACCTGGATCGCCTCTCGAGGAGACTGATCGAGACTGGGGCAGCCAAGGGGCCCATGGTCGGGATCATCGAGCGCAACCTGGGCGAGTACGTCACCAAGGCGCACCAGGCGTACACGGATCCAGAGTGGGCCGACAAGGTTCCCGAAGATGTACGCAACCGGCTCTTCTCGCTCTGGAAGTCCTGGTCCATGCCGATCTCCAAGGGCGAACTTGGAGTGCTGGAGGCCGCTTCGAAGCAGGAAGGTGAGGCGGGTCGTTTGGCGCAGATGGAGTTGGCCGGCCGCAAGGACTTCCTCGACATGAGCGAGGACGAGATCCGTGGCGAGATGGACGCAATCCTGCAACGCGCCAAGGAGCACGCAGACAACCCGTTCGCGCACATCGCATCTGGCAAGCTTGGTCGCAAGGATCTCTCGATCTTCAAGCACAGGAAGACTATCCCGAAGGAACTACACGACTTCCTTGGAGAGGTGAATAGTCCGATCGCCGCCTACGCCAACTCCGTCGTGAAGATGGCCGGAGTTGCTGCGAAGCATGAAGCGTTCACGGCCATCAGACGGACGGGGCTTGGCTCGTTCCTGCATGAGAAGCCGACCGGGAAGTTCACCGCACGCTTGTCGGCAGACGGCAACGCCGGACTCCGGCCCCTAGACGGTCTCTACACGACTCCAGAGATCAAGAAGGCGCTCACCGAGATCGGCCCAGGCGAGCAGCATGCGCTCATCAAGCTGGCCCTGAAGGCAAATGCAGTAGTCAGATGGGGCAAGGTGGTCGGCCAGCCGTGGGCCACCGTGCGCAACTTGCTCGGCAACTTCCCGACGATGGTTGCCAACGGCCATCTTCCGTGGGTCGGGATGGAGTCCTGGAAGAAGGCATTTTCCAAGGGCGATCTTGGAGAGCTGAAGGAGGCCATCAAGCTCGGCGTGATTGGAGATGCGATCAGCACCTACGAGCTTTCTGACGTGCGCGAGATGCTCAAGAAGGCGCCCACCGACCTAGGGCAAGACAAGAGCGCGCTGGCAAGCGTGAAGGGGATGGCCGAAAGGCTATTCGCCGCTGGCGACATTGGCCCCAAGCTCTCCGCTTGGGCGCAGGAATGGAAGGCGCTTGTCAAGGCAGGGATGTCTGAACCTGCTGCGAAGGAGCTGGCTGCTGATCGCATCCGCGACACCATGCCAACCCCAGAGCGCATGGCCCCATTCCTGAAGAAGTGGCGTGGACAACCTGTGCTGGGCAACTACTTCGCCTTCAGCTCCGAGATCATCCGCAACCTCGGAAACCGAATGCGCCTGATCGGCTCGGAGTTGAAGAGCCCCAATCCGAAGATCCGGGCGATGGGGTACAAACGAGTCGCCGGACAACTGGCCGCACTCACGGTTGTTCCCGCTGCGGTGTACGCCTACAACTCCCTGAACGGGATAGACTCGGAGGAGGATGCTGACCGTCGCAACTTCGTCCCGCCCTGGGACAAGGAGAGCCGCTTGGTGTGGAGCGGCACCAAGAAGAAGGGCAGATACTTCGATCTCTCGGACGTGGATCCGATGATGACATTCGCCGACCCCGTGGCGCGAATGCTGCAAGGCGAGGATCCGACGGAGGCAGGTCTAGCGGCCGTGAAGGAGTACGCGCAGAGAGTCTTCGGGCTATCGCCTATCGCCCAGGTTGCCGTTGAGCTCTACAGCAGCCGCGACAAGAACGGCGCCCCCATCAAGGATGTGGCGGCCTACCTGAACAAGAACCTCTCTCCCGGTTTCGCGCTCTCCTATCAGCGCGGCAATGAGAATGGGTTTGGGCCTGAAGTCGCGGCGGCAGCCAGCGGCGTCCGGAGCTATGACTTCGATCCGGAGAAGTCTCTCAAGTACAAGGCGTTCGCCTTCCAGGACGAGATCAGGAAGGTAAGTATGCAGATCAATGACCTGAAGGACAGGAGAGACCTCGATCCAGACGAGAAGCGCAGCCTTCGCAAGATGGCTGAGTCCGAGAGGAAAGCGCTCTTCAAGGGACTGCACGAGATGTCTCGATCGGCCATCCGGCTCGGGATCCCGATCTACAAGGTGGAAGACACCTTGGACGCAACGCTCTCAGAAGACGTGACGGATGCCATCCTGTCTGGCTACTACATCCCCTACGGGGAAAAGGAATGAGCGGCGAGGACGGGAACGGCTGGGATGAGTACAGGAAGCTAGTGATGTCAGAGCTCCTGGCCCTCGACAGCACCCTGAACGGAATCATGTCTGAGCTCACACAGATGCGCACTGACCTCGCCGCGCTGAAAGTAAAGGCCGGGATCTGGGGCCTCATCGGCGGGGCCCTGCCGGCCATAGTCACAATCGTCATCCTCTACATCGAAGCAAGGATTCGTCCATGAAGAAGCTACTCCTCATTCTGCCGCTCCTCTGTGCGGCTCCCGCCTGCAAGACCATCGATGCCTTGCTGGATGTCCCCGGCGCCGCCGCCGAAGACGTTGGCGGAGTTGTCCCTGGCTCTCCTACGGCAGACACCGCCGGCCAGGTGGCCGCCACGGGCACGACTCTCCTGACCGGCAATGCAGCCCTTGGGGCTGGCGTTGGAGCACTCGTCACCATTCTTGCAGGGATGTTCCTGAAGAAGCGGAAGGCTGCGACGGCATAACCTAGAACGGCGTCCGCTCCTCAGCATCCTGCTCGGACTGGGCAGGCGTAGCTGCGGCCAGGATTGCTCTGGCCCTGCTGCGCCGTGTCTCATCGAAGCTGGCGTACTTGGGATTGCTCGTTGGCAGATCGATCATGTACTTGAGGTATCCCTGAGCATATTCATTTCCCTGAGCACAGAGGTCATAGACCTCGGCCCAGGTGACCTCACCCCACGGCTTCCCGAGCGGGGACGGTTTCTTTCCGAACTTGATGGAGTCGTTCTGCCAGATCCGAAAGGATTTCCCCTCGGCGGAGATTCCTACAGCAGATACGGTCTGCACCTTATTTGGGTGCGCATAAGCCTCTGTGATCGATATCGATGGCAACGGCTGCGTCTGCTGAGCTCTGCCCTCGGCCATATACGGATCACCGAATGTCTTGATGAATGTCGCGTATGCAGCCTCCATCAGGGCATCGATGTCTTGGGCAGAGAACTTGCCAGAGCCCATGGAACGGCCGACTACGCCAGTCACGAAGATGTGGAGTGCCTGCGGATCGCTCACTCCTTCTCCTTCGTCAAGCTGGCAACCAGAGAAGCCAGAGCTTTGTAGTCGTTGTCGATTGATGGCGGCCCAAACCGCTTGAGTTGAATGCCATGCTTGCGCAGAAAATGGTCTCGCACATAACAGGCGTTCTTGCTCATCTTCAATTTCTTCATGAGAGTTCGGATATCGCTCGCAGCTAGCCACGCACGAATGAATTCCTCATTCCCGATCTTAGGTTTTGCCATATGTTTCCTTTCTTTCTCTACAGAGACAACGGACCCCCCCATGGGGTTGGGTCCGTGAACGTCACGGCCCCACCATCAGACAGCTCTGCCGTCTGTGTTCTCAGATACCAGTACGACTTCATCCTACCGCGCTTCTTGCGTGGAGATCGTTCTCCCGGCTTCGTCTTCGAAGAACGCCATTCCCATAGCTCGAATGATACTCCAACGCGAAGAATGTGGGGTAACTTTCCGGTGTGCAACGAATGAGAGCGATGCTTCGCCAGCGTGCCTTCGGAACAGTTCTGAATGAACACCATACCGGCCCCGTTGATAGCCACGACATCAACGCAGTTGAAGAGATCGTGACGTACAACTCCGCGCCATTGCTGCACGGTCTCTGCATGCCAGCCCAGCTTATTGACGTATCGACAGCAGAGCGCATTGGTGGATGTCTTGTTCAATGCTTTCTTCTCCAGAGGGTTCTTCGCGGCAATTCAGAATAGGAACTTCCAGATAGCGTTTGCCGTAGTCTCACGATGTCCTCCGCCAGAAATGAGCCGCCGTCTTTCCATTGCTCACAGAACACGGTGATCGCGTCACGCAGTTTGGCACAATCAACGGCCATGTCGTAGGCTTCACTCTCTGCCAACCTTCCGCCCTGGCACAGGCGCGCCCACAGATCGCTGAATCTATACTCGTTCACTTTCGTTAGCTCGCTCTTCTGTTGTATAGAAGGCCGCGGTGCTTCACGACTGCCAGTCCACGTCCACCCGCCCCACGTCCTGCTTGTTCCAGTGGATGTGGGCGTCGCCGACGCAGTTCGTGAACGAGACATGCTTCGTGTCCTTCACGTCGATCCAGTTCTGCCCGCCGGCAGCATGGAATGTGCTGCCGTTGAACGTGACGACGCCGCAGCCCTGCACGGAGGCGATCGCCTGCTGGTTGTCGCCCGACAGGAAGACACTGCCGCGCACCTGAGCCAACGGGTGCCGCTCGAGCAGCAGCGACCCGGTGCTCTTCGGCTGCATCGACTTGTCCACGAAGAACCGCGTTATCACGACGTTGTTCTTGGTCTCAAAGCCGCTGAGCGCGAAGGCGGCGCGGGCGTTCCCGTCACCGATCAGCCGCCCGGCGTTCCTCGAGAGGCAGTCGCTCATCACGATCGGCCCGCCAGGCGTCAGGTCGCCAGCGGCCTTGCAGTCGAAGCCCTGCTCGATAGGGCGCTGCACGAGCTGCACGTTCTGCGATCCGGTGTCCTCGAAGTAGCAAGCCCGGAGAACGAGCGTCGGAACAGAAAGGGGGATCCCATCTTTGAGCAACAGGCCACGGTTGTACCCGGCCAGGTTCCAGTAGATGTCGTGCTCGTTGTGCGTGTTGAAGAATGCGCAGCGCTCGACTCTGTTGTCCGAGCGCATCCTGTAGCTGCGGCTCGCCCACTTCGTAGCGTTGCGTACAGCAAGGTCTTGCAGGCGGATGCCGTCGCAGACCCCGTGGAAGACGAAGTGGTGTAAGCCGACGCTCGAGTACGGCAGCGAGTAGACGAACATCCTCTTGGATACTACGTCGCCACTGTCGATCGGCCACTCCCCGCGGAGTTCGGTAGGCAGTAGGTCTTCGGCTGCAACCCCTGGTCCTACCACCGGAGCATCGTACACCGATCCTCCGGTGTAGGCGTTCAGCGCAGCCAGTGACTTCTCGATTCCTTCTTGGACGGCGGGCAACATGATTGACTTCCTGGTTGTAGATGGAAAAGCAGCCACATCTCCGACGGGCACCCACGGCTGAGAATGGTTCCGCTCAGGGAGAGATGCGGCTGCTAGACGTTAGTCGTTCGGGAGTGAAACCACCTCGTCGCCGACCTGGACGATAGAGCTCGAGGCCTGATTGTTGCGCTGCTTCTTCTTCTTGACCGGGCGCATGTTGGCCCATTTCCCGTTGGGTAGCTTCTTCTGCACCTTGCCGTCCTTGATGCGGTAGGTGTTGCCACCCGTGCTCCACTCGCCTGAGCTGGATGCGGTCGGAGCCGCCGGGGTCGAGTGAGCGCCTGCGACGCCGTTGGCGACGCTGGAGATTCCGGTTGCGTCAACGCCTTGAACCCAGATGCCGGGCCCTGGGGTCGATGGCGTCACGTCAACCGACACGGGCTGATCGCCCAGGATCCAGAGCGAGCCATCCTTGACCTCGCCTGCGAAGGCGGTTGCTGACAGCATGAACGCCGCAGCGATCGCCACGATTGTCTTCTTCATGTCTTGTCTCCTACTGAGTCTCTCGATCCGGAGATCGAACCGAGTGTATTAAAGGCATCCTCGCAGCCGGAGCCGTCGCCGTAGCCGTAGCCGGAACCGTCGCCGTCGCCGTAGCCGTAGCCGGATCTGGAGCCGTAGCCGTCGCCGTAGCCGTTGCCGTAGCCGTAGCCGTAGCCGTAGCCGGATCTGGAGCCGTAGCCGGAGCCGTCGCCGTAGCCGTTGCCGTAGCCGTAGCCGGAGCCGTAGCCGTCGAAGCTAAACATAGACAGCGCGGGCGCACCGCTTAGGCCGACAATGCCCTTTAACATGCTATCTACAGCCATTTGGGCGTCGATTGGCATTGCCTCTTCTACCCACAGCAGGTTGCTGTACCCGATATCTGCGAGCATCATGCCAGGCCGAAGCCCGTGATCGGGACATGCACCCGCCGCTTTGGCGGCAAGGAGATGCAGCTCTGTCAGCTCCACGGGGCCCTCTCCCAAGCTTCAACGGCCTTAGCGGTTACATCAAGCACGGCCGTCACATCGCGCAGCTCCATATCTGCTGCGTCGCTTATGCGGCATTCACTGTTTGGGCCTTGGCTGGCAAGGCCAACGACCCCCTTGAGAATCTTGCTCCAGTAAACGCACATACGCGCACGCTTGAGCGTGATCGTCTTGCCGGTCGTATCCAGTGTGTAGCCAAAAAAGACTCCGCGATGAGCAGTCGTGACGACGACCGGGCGCAGCTCGGCGTCGGTGGTCATGGGGCGGCTCCTGCCGCCTGCGCAGCTCGTCGTCCACGGACAGCCTCCGCCATAACCTCCAGCCTGTACGCGACGAAC